GGCATGCGAGGTCGATCTGTGCAGAAACTGGAGACGACGGCAATGGCAACGCGACTTGCAGCACTCGGCAGCAGAGGACAGAAGGGAGATGGTTATAGTATGGTTATAGAATGGAGACGGACGTCATTGTGCGTTGACACAGGGGTTTCACGACGTGCTATCAATGGGGGGAGAGAGGGAGAGGGGGGCTAATGATAGGAGATAAGCCATGACCGCGATAGCAAAGATCACTGATAAACAACGTGCGCTAGTAGATACCATTGTAGCAACAGGATGCAACATGCGTGAAGCAGGAGAAGCAGCCGGATACGCTAAAGGCGAAGGCGCAAGAGTAAGTGCTATCAGAACGCTGAAGCTACCACACGTGCAGCAGTACATGATGCAACGGATAGGGGAGCAGTTAGGCGTGAACGCTATGGGCGCTGTAAGTGCCGTCAATCGGCTAGCGAAAGGGGCTAAGTCTGAGTATGTTCAACTGCAAGCAGCACAGGACATATTGGATCGCGCAGGGTTCAAGCCGATTGACCGTAGTCAGGTGCAGGTAGCTGGTGACATCAAGGTTGCGATAGATCTGGGATAGGTTTGGCTCTGGTCCTGTTGAGAGCGGGGGGTGGGGGGAAAACTTGGTGTTACTGAATGGCTAGTGGTCCCCTACTCGTATTTTTTCCGCTATAAGTACGAAGCTCTGAAAATATTTTTTTACCGTAGAGGTGTGGAATGCGTTATACGAAGAAGCCAGAGAAGCAGCCCAAGGGCAATACGGCGGTTGCGAAGCGGAAGATCGGAGGGAAGAAGTGAGTATTCCTGAGCGAGTCAAGACGAAGATGAAGCAGGCTGGTCTGAGGAAGATCAATCAGGCTCAGCGTTTGCGGGATGGTACTTCCAAGAGTCATCATGTGATGGCGAAGGAGGGTGACGAGTACAAGTACATCAAGTTTGGTGATGAGAATGCGAAGACGGCTGGCGCTCCGAAGTCTGGTGAGTCTGATGCGATGAAGAAGAAGCGTCGTGCGTTTAAGGCGCGTCATGCGAAGAACATTGCCAAGGGCAAGATGTCTGCGGCTTACTGGGCTGATAAGGAGAAGTGGTGATGCCTTGGACATTGAAGCACGGTGGTGAGGTTTGGACTGGAGAGGTTCATGAGCTTGCTGGCCGGACGTACAGCGGACGGACACGGACATTCGAGAGTTGTCCTTTGGTTTGGTCTGAGGAGGTTGAGCCTGCTCGTTCTTCCAAGGGTCGTTATAAAGCTGACAACCCTTCTACGCAGAAGGTTGATGAATCCAAGGTTGCGAAGCGGCCTCGCAAGAAGAAGGTGAAGAAGAATGCCTAAAGGTAGTGCCACGCCACGGGACTTGATGTTGTCTCGGTATACGCTGCTTGAGACAAAGCTTTCGAAGATGGACAAGGATTATAGTCTTGAGACTAAGGTGCGCCGAAAGGTTCGCAGTCTTCTTGGTCTTCCGAATAGCCGCGTCACTAGCCGGAAGGTTTACGACATGGAGAATCTTCACGAGAAGATGAGCAAGCAGTTGTCTAGTCAGGGTCGTCGCAATCCTGACCGGAAGACGCTGATGCCATGAGCTTTATCCATACTCTTTCTCAGCAAGACCTCGGAGTTCTGCGCGGCATTGTGCGGAAGGTTCACTTCGCGGAGGTTGTTAAGAAGTTTGGTCCCAATCACCCTGCCGTGACTGATCATGAGTGTGATCGCTTGATTGAGAGTATCGGGCCTGAAGTTGTTGAGCGGATGATCCGCTTTGGCGTAGACAAAGGACTTCGATGACTGACTTCAAATACAAGCCGGACGGCGAAGTCCTCAAGTCTTTTATGAAGGACGATACGTTCTTTCGCGGCATTCGTGGTCCGGTTGGTTCTGGCAAGTCTGTTGGTTGCTGCGTTGAGGTATTCCGCAGGGCGCTTCAGCAGGAAAAGAATGCTGACGGTAAGCGTAGAAGTAGATGGGCCATCATTCGAAATACAAACCCGCAGCTAAGAACGACGACAATCAAGACTTGGCTGGACTGGTTTCCTGAGAATGACTGGGGGAAGTTCACTTGGTCTGTTCCCTATACCCACCACATTAAAAAGGGTGACATTGATCTTGAGGTTATCTTTCTTGCGCTTGACCGCCCCGAAGACGTTAAGAAGCTTCTTTCCTTGGAGCTTACTGGGATCTGGGTCAACGAGGCGCGGGAGATTCCTAAGAGTATTATCGATGCCTGTACGATGCGTGTTGGCCGCTTTCCTTCTATGCGTGATGGCGGCCCTACTTGGACTGGCGTTATTGCCGATACCAACGCGCCTGAGGAAGATCATTGGTGGCCCATCATGGCTGGTGAGGTTCCAATCCCAGATCATATTCCGCGTGAGCAAGCTAAGATGCTGGTTAAACCGGATAACTGGCAGTTCTTTACGCAGCCCTCTGGGATGGTGGAAGACAGGAATGAAGAGGGAGAGGTAGAGGACTACAAGCCTAATAAGGCCGCAGAGAACCAGAAGCACATGATGAAGTCTTACTACCCGAATCTAATTCGCGGTAAGACGAAAAGCTGGATTGATGTCTATGTGATGAACCGCCTTGGCTCGATTCAGGACGGCAAGCCTGTCTATCAGATGTTTGCGCCTGACGTTCATGTGGCCAAGGAAGAGGTTCCTATCGCGGCTGGGCTTCCTGTTTATGTCGGCGTTGACTTCGGGCTTACCCCTGCCGCTGCATTCGGGCAGAAGGTTCGCGGTCGCTGGCTTATTCAGTCTGAACTTGTGGCGATTGATATGGGCATCGTGCGCTTTGCCGAGCTTCTCCGCAATGAATTGTCTTCGCGCTTCGCGGCTTGCAGCGAGGTGTATATCTATGGCGATCCGGCTGGTGACTTTCGAGCGCAGACAGATGAGTCCACACCATTCCAAATTCTACGCGGGGCTGGCCTGAAGGCGTTCCCCACTCACAGTAACTCAGTTGACCTTCGGCTTGAATCGGTTTCCTCCCAATTAACGAAGATGGCCGAGGGCAAACCCGCCTTCATGATAGACCGGAGATGTTCCTCCCTGATCAAAGGTTTTGAAGGCGGGTATCAATACAAGCGGATGGAAGTGAGCGGCGAGCGGTATGCTGACAAGCCGGATAAGAACATGTTCTCTCACATCCACGACGCGCTGCAATACCTGATGCTTGGCGCTGGGGAGGGCCGAGCCTTGATGAATAGCCAGAAGCCAGCACAACCTGTTGTGGCTAAGCGGTCCTTCAATGTATTTGGTGGGCAGAAGAAGCAGAACCGACAATCACTCTGGTCGAGGATGTAGATTGTGCGTTGAGCATAATCCCCTTCCCTGCATACGAGTGGTTAAGACAAAGGAGTTTACCAATGTGCTTTGGACCTAGTAAGGCTGAAAAAGCAGCCGCAGAAGAGCAGCGCCAACAGGCGGAAGCTCAAGTGGCGGAGGAACGCAAAAAGACCGCCCAGCAGAAGCAGGGTGACATTCTTTCTGCACTAGACCGTCGCACCGCTTCCCAAGTAAAGGGGCGCGGTAAGTACGGTCGGCGTAGTCTGTTTAAAGCTGCGTCTGGTGCGGCAGGGTTTCTTGGGCGGTTCGGCTAATGGACGGGGCCGCTAAGAAGTATCTTAGCCGATACCAAAAGGCTAAGACGTACCGCGATAATTTCGTTCCGCTCTTTGAGGAGTGTATCGAGTATTCGATGCCGCAGCGCGAATCCTTTTACATGGAGTCCGCTGGTCAGCGTCGAGATGACAAGATCTTTGATGAGACCGCCGTTGTTGGGGTTCAGGAATTCGCAAGCCGCTTGCAGGCTGGGATCGTTCCCAACTATGCGCGATGGGCTGACTTTGTTGCTGGCTCGGAAGTCCCGCCCGAAGAGCGTGACCGAGTAAACAATGAGCTTGATGAGGTCACTGAGTATGTCTTCGAGGTTCTTCAGAACTCGAACTTCGCTCAGGAGGTTCATGAGTCATTCATGGATTTGGCCGTGGGTACTGGCGTTCTTTGCGTGGAGGAGGGGGATTCCATTAATCCCGTTACCTTCTCAGCAATTCCGCTTCCACAAGTGGTTATCGATACGGGTCCGGACGACAAGATCGACCACATCTTCCGAGAGCGGAAGGAGATCCGCTTCGATCAGATCGAGATCCTGTACCCGAAAGCCAAGCTGTCAGACAAAATTAAGCGCCGCATGGGTACTGATGACACAACAACCATCCTAGAAGTGGTGTGTCGAGACTACGCTAAGAAAAATCAGGAAGCATTTCTGCATTATGCGATCTGCATGGAGACAGAAACCGTAGTTTACATGAAGGAATTGGTCGGTATTGGCGCCAATCCCTACGTTTCCTTCCGCTGGGGAAAGGCTTCGGGCGAGAAGTACGGTCGCGGTCCGCTGATTAATGCCCTGTCCTCCATCAAGACGTGCAACCTGACCATCCAATTGATCCTTGAGAACGCTCAAATGTCCATCGCTGGCATTTATCAGATGGAAGATGACGGCGTTATCAACCCTGACACGATTCAACTCGTACCCGGTACAATCATACCGAAAGCTATGGGCAGCGCTGGCCTTCAGCCTATCCAAGCGGCGGGTCGGTTCGATGTTGCGCAGCTTGTTCTCAATGACATGCGCCTGAATATCAAGCGAGCGCTCTATAATGAGATGCTTGGTGATCCAAACAAGACCCCTGCCACTGCGACTGAGATTGCTGAGCGTATGGCCGACCTTTCTAGGCGAATGGGTGCAGCATTCGGTCGCCTTCAGGCAGAGCTTGTCCAGCCTGTTCTCCAGCGCGTAGTCTATATCCTAAAGAAGCAGGGCCGCATCGAGCTTCCCTCGGTGAACGGGCGCGAAGTTAAGATCCGATCTGTTTCTCCGCTGGCTCAGGCACAGGCAAACGAGGATATTAGCTCGATTGCTCGCTATTTGGAGCTTGTTGGTGGGGTGTTTGGACCTGAGATGATGCAGATGCTCATCGATGGAGAGCAAACAGCCGTGGTCTTGGCGAAAAAGTTTGGTGTACCTGATAGCTTGATTCGTGATGAAGAACAGCGTAGACAAATAGCTGCGGCTGCGCAGCAAATGGCGCAGATGCAGATGCAACAGCAGATGGGAGAACCAGTTGAAGGAACCCCGCCAAGTTAACATCGGACTCGATGGCGTTGCTCGCTCCCAAAAGCGGGACGAAGAGCTTGCTAAAACCTATGCATCCTGTTTCAGCACTGCTTCTGGCGAGGTAGTGCTGAAGCATTTAAGGGCTTTGACTATCGAAACTGTTCACGGTCCTAATGCTGACACAAATGCGGTTATGCATGCAGAGGGCCAGCGGTACGCCATCGCTATGATCCAGCGCTATATTACCAAAGGGAGAGAATCCAAATGAGCGAAACACTAATGCAGGGAAACGGGGACGCGGATTCTACCACGGAAGATCCTCAAGTTAATTCGCAAATTAACCCCATTGATGATCGTCCTGAGTGGCTTCCTGAGAAGTACAAGACGCCAGAGGATTTGGCAAAGGCATACAAGGAACTCGAATCCAAGCTTGGCAGTGGTCAGGATGAAATGCGTAAAAGCATTATGCAGGAGATTGAGTCTGAGGCTTTCAAGGATCGACCAGACAGTGCCGGCGATTACCAGTTGCCCGACATCATTGACGACTCTTCTGCCGTTGATAATGAGCTTTTGCAGTGGTGGTCAGATCACGCATTCGAGAATGGCTATGGCCAAGAAGAGTTTCAGAAGGGCATTGAGATGTATGCCCAAGCTGTTATGGGCAGTCAGCCTGATCTTGAAGCTGAGATCGCTAAGCTTGGAGATACCTCTGGGGACCGCATAGACGCGGCTTCTAAGTTTGCCATGAAGAACTTCTCTGAAGATCACATCCCGACAATCGAGCGCATGTTTGAAACTGCCGATGGTGTGATGCTTATGGAGCGGATCATGGAGATGACCAAAGATGGTAACTTCTCTGGCGAGTCGGCCCCTGCTTCCGGTATAACTGAGGCTGAACTTCAGGAAATGATGCGAGACCCTCGCTATTGGCAGGGCGATACCAACTATGTGAAGAAGGTCCAAGACGGGTTCGCCAAGCTTTATGGCTGATGTGAAGGTATTAAAGCGCGGGGGAGTTTACATTACCCCCGCGAAGCACTCGCATATCGATATGATAGAGCGCCATCTCAGCCCTGAGAGTATCGAAGAGCTAGCGATCTTGGGCTACGAGGTTCGTGATGCAATGGAAGTCATGCTCGAAACATCCCAGTCTTTCGCAATCATGAAGGATGACGGGACGTTCTTAGGGGTAGCGGGGCTTCAGCACTTTGGGGATCACCCTCAAATGTTTGGTATGTTCTCCAATGCGGTGAAAGATAATTACGTTGCCCTCGCCCGAGGTTCCCGAATGTTACTTCAGATGTTCGAGGCCCAAGAGGAGACTATCGTTATGGCAATCCTCTCTAAGCATGAGGCAATGGTTCAGTGGGCTGCATGGCTCGGCTTTAATGTGAGCGGCGTATATGAGGACAACGGGCATGAATATGTTCAATTTGTGCGTTGCCGCTGCCCCAGTTGTTGTGTTGCAACGGAGTCACGACGGCCCGCAATGCACTGAGAAGCCCGCAAGGATACCTTCTGAGAAGTGAGAGAGCGGACACCCGTGTCCGACAACACTCTCAAAAGGAACTTGAAAATGGCTAATACAATTGACCAAGCCTTCATCAAGCAGTTTGAATCTGAGGTTCACCTTGCGTATCAACGCATGGGTTCGAAGCTGCGCGGCACTGTCCGTACCTCAAACGTCAGCGGCTCTTCGGCTCGCTTCCAGAAAATTGGTGCTGGCACCGCTTCTACCAAAACTCGTAACGGCGACGTTTCGACTATGGAACTGGCGCACACCTATGTTGAAACAACGATGGCGGATTACTATGCGCCTGAGTTGATCGACAAGCTGGACGAACTGAAGCTTAACATCAACGAGCGTCAGGCTGTTGCACAGTCTGCGGCTGGTGCCTTGGGTCGCAAGACCGATGAGATCATCACCACTGCTCTGGATGCTGGCGCAAACGCGACTCAAATCGCTGATACTTCAGGCGCTTTGGGTAAGGCTGACTTCCTGACCATGTTCGAAACTCTTGGTACAGCGGATGTACCAGAAGACGGGCAGCGTTATCTGGCGATGTCTCCAGCAGGCTATGCTGATCTGTTCAACATCACTGAGTTTGCTAGCTCGGACTATGTTGGCGACCAGAATCTTCCGTTTGCGGGTGGCGCAACCATGAAGGAATTCATGGGGCTGAAGATCTTCTCGACTTCGGCAGTTGCCGGCGGCAAGAACTATCTGTACCACACCTCGGCTGTTGGCCTTGGCGTGAACGCGGACGTTCAGTCGGAAGTCAACTATGTGCCGATGAAAGCGGCTCACCTGTTGAACTCGATGATGTCGATGGGTGCTGTCGTCATCGACGCGAATGGCGTCTACGAAGTCCTCGACAACAACTAATAGGGAGGGGGGCTTCGGCCCCCCTAACTCTCCATGAGTACAGCAGCAGACGCAGCAATCAAAATTTGCTCTAGGGCTTCCACCTTGATCGGTGGCTCCCCTATTTCTTCGTTCAGTGATGGCACCGTGGAATCGGATGTAGCCAGCGCGATGTACGAAGACATTGCGCGAGCGGCCCTGACTAATTCTAGGTGGCGCTTTGCGACAGATCAGGCCGTACTTAATCGGCTGGCAAGCGCCCCTGTGGGTCGTTTCTCCGCAGGCTACCAAATCCCCGCAGCCTGCCTGATGGTAAATGCGGTGACGATAAGCGATATAAATATCGAATACGATATCTATACCGACAAGATATATTGTGACGCTTCTGCCGGTGATGATGTGATTGCTGATTACATCTATCGTGCATTAGAGGGTGACTGGCCCCCTTACTTCATTACGGCAGTCGAGTATGAAATGGCAGCTTTGATGGCAGTCTCCGTTGCTAGGGATGGGCCTTTGGCTAAGCTCTTCCAAGATAAAGCGGCATTCGAAATGATCCGAGCGCGTAGGCTGGATTCTCAGCAGCAAACTACAAGAAAGCTCGACACCACAAGGTTCCTAAGTCAAAGGCGTAGCTGATGCAGAAACTTCGCGTACCCATTAATAGCTTTCGCTTTGGGGAAGTCAGTGAATCAGTGAGAATGAGGGCAGACACAGATCTATATCTGGCGTCTGCTCAAAGCATTGAGAACATGCTGGTGTCCACCGAGGGTGCTGTCTTTAAGCGACCCGACCTTACGCATGTCTATAAGTATTCCGACATTACGAACCAATCTCTCGGGGGGCAGTCGCATCTGTTCCCATTCACGTTTGACGACAATGAGAGATATATCATCTCTGTTGAGGACGCTCAGGTTCGGTGCTTCCTTCTAGACGACGCTGGCACTTATGGGGATGCTGGCGAGGTTGTTCTTGTGGAAACTATCACGCAGGATACAAATGCCAACGCACTTCCGTTTGATAAGGACTATCTTCAGGAGTATACTCACGCTCAGTCTGGCGATGTTATGTTCATCTGCCACCCGCTGTTCATGCCGCGTATGCTTATCCGCACTGCGCTGGATGCTTTCGAGATTACCCCATACAGCTTTGACGTTAGGGCAGATTCGGAAAAAACATATCAGCCTTATAGCAAGTTTCACGGTCAGGGTGTTACGCTTGACCCAAGCGGCACCACTGGTTCTGTTACGCTCACTGCATCAGAGGGCTACTTCACTGCGGATCATGTTGATACTGTCCTGAAGTATGGCGATGTTGAGATTGATATTACGGCTTACACCAATGCCACAACGGTTACGGGAACGGTGAATGGTGAGCTAAAGGTCCGCTTGGAAACTTTG